TGCTGCGTGGGGTGCACACGTTGGTTCAGGTCATGTACGAGATGGTTGGGAAGATCAAGATCCAAACCATTATTATTCAAGACACCCTGAATACAGACCAAAAGATTGGCCTGAAGGTAAACAACCTACGTATAAATATGTATCTAAGTATTTTTTACCTGTATATCAATTAGATATTAGCGGTGTTATTGATCTAGATAAAGACACTTATGAACATCATGGTTCTGCTTATCAAAATATTAATAATCAATGGAAAAAAATATTTAAAACTCAACAAAAAACCCATCGATTTAAATATTACGATAAAAATAAATTGTTTAAAGACATGGATGTTCAACAATCTAATAACCCAGAACTTATTGAATATGCAGAAAAACAAATGGAAAACTTTGAAAAACGTAAAGCGCAAGTTTTACTGCGTAAATTACAATCCTAGGAGCTTTTATGAACGATTCTTTTGTGCGTGCACGATCACGTCTTATTCTTGACAACCCATTCTTTGGTACCTTATGTCTTAGACTCAAACCTGTAGAGCGTGATGACATAGATACAGGTGCCACTGATGGTAAACATTTGTTTTACAACCCTACGTGGTTTGAAAAGCTCAGACCCGAAGAACGTATTGGTTTTCTTGCTCACGAAGTTTTGCATGTTGTATTTATGCATCACACACGTCGACAAGAAAGGCATGCAGAAAAGTGGAATGTAGCTGCAGATTACGTTATTAATCTTATTCTTAAAAGCAATGCTTTTATTCTTCCATCGGGTGGTCTTCTCGATGAACAATACGCCGACATGACTACCGAGCATGTATACAGTATATTGCCCGAACCTCCAGAGGGCTTTGGCGCCCTGTTGATTGCTAAAGGTGCTGGCGATGTTCTAGACCACCCCGATGCTGGTTCAAGTGAATCCGTTGGTGCTATTGAATCTCAACTAACTGTTGCAATACAACAAGCAGCTGAGCAAGCAAAAGCACAAGGTAAACTACCAGCTAACATGCAAAGTCTTATTGAAGACATTGTAACGCCTAAAGTCGATTGGCGTGCAGTACTTGCAAGGTTCTTGCGTGCTAATACCAACTCTGACTTTAGTTGGACACGGCCCAACAGACGTTTTATCTGGCAAGGTATGTATCTTCCTTCTATGTACAACCCCTGTCTTGAAGAAATTGCAATTGCAGTTGATACATCTGGTTCAGTAAGTGATGAAGAATTACAAACTTTTACCAGTGAAACATCTCATATTTTGCGTGAGCTAAGTCCAGAACGTATACATTTTATTCAATGTGATACTGAAGTTCACAAAGATGATGAATACACACGTGAATCATTACCACTCAAAGTTGAGTACCAAGGTCGAGGCGGAACTATGTTTAGTCCTGTTATTGATTACATTAACGAAAAGCACCCACGTGTAGCTGCGTTAGTGTATCTCACTGACTTAGGTTCAAACGACTTTGGAGACCAACCCCCTTATCCAGTTCTCTGGGTAACTACAGAAAAAGGAGAAGCGCCTTATGGTGAAATCATCGAAATTTGAACAGCACGCTAAAGAATTTAGCGTATCTGTTCTAACTGGAGGTGCAGTGTTGCTTGGCTTACTAGCTATCGCAACATCATTGCATCATTTTATTATGTTAGTAGGCATCCTAGTTGCTATGGGATGTACTGCTTATTTATTGTGGAGACTAACTGATGGGTAATATTATCGCATCTGCAACAACCGCTCTATGGATTCTCATTGAGCTAATTCAATTTGCCTATATGGCATATCTTATGTGGAGGGACAAAAACAATGTTATGGATAGGCATTTTCAGCGCGCTAGGTCTGTTGCTGCTGGCGCTTAAAGCTGGCGGTCGTAAGACCATTGGTAATGATATTTTTGTTGACGTACTAATTACCGTCACACTCATGGTGTGTTTTTACGGCACATTCAGCGGCATGGCTGCTGCTATGGTTGGTGGTTTGTGTGCGTCAATTACTTTGTTTATTATGAAAAAAACTATGGTTCATGAAAAACTTGTAATTGAGAAAAAACCAGTAAAGTTTTACAAGCTTGATCTTAGTAAACCAACAATACGTTGGAAAGAATATCAACCAGAATGGCGCAAATGATTTGCACTAAATGTAAATCAAAAACAAAAGTCATTGACTCGCGTTTAGTAACTGAAGAACTTGTTTATCGCAGGCGCAAATGTACTGCTTGCGATAAAACATTTACTACATATGAAGAAAAGGCTCCACAAAGGAGCCCTTTCAATAAACCTTAACGGTTATTTAAGATACGTGTACCCACATTTCGATTGTTCCAGTACCACCACCAGTAGGTGCTGCTTGTACTAAAATATCAATTGTGTCATCAGATGAATATTCTTTTGGCGCAATGTTTGCATCGATGTGATCAGTACCACCAGCTTGTCCGACAGTAGAACCGTCTATGTAGTAGTCAGCAGTTGTGCCGTCGCCTACATCAAGGACAATTGTTGTACCAGTATCTAGGTCGTCTGTTTTAATCACAACTTTGTGAACAGTCTCACCTGCAAATACATCAACCATTTGAATAACATCATTTAGTACCAAAGCTGTAGAAGCTTCAAACTTTGAATACCTAACACCCATCTGTCCAGAAGGGAAAGGTTTAAAAGATTGGTTACCACTTACTACGTCTGAAGTATATGTTGATGCCATAATATATTTCCTATATTGTTATATAACACTTAATTGTGTCATACTTAAAAAACATAAAGCATTCAGGATGAATGTCAACTAAAAATTATGGATGATTGTTGATGGCAAAAATTTACGTAAAACGTAATCCAGTACACCCCTACCGATATTCAGATCCAAACGATCTGCCATTTATACAATGGAAATTAGTTAGTAAAGGCACAGCTTTTAATATGATCCATAGTAAACAAATTGGCTGGGAGCGAGCAAAGAAAAACGAATACAAAGAATGGTGCATGCAAATGCAAAAGTTCAAGGAGGAACTATGACTGACTATTGTATAAAAGCTAGTGAAACTAGATCACGAGACATCTGGATAACAGATGCAAAATCTGAACAAGAAGCTAAAACAAAAGCCGAAATAATATTTCAAGAAGATTATTTTAACCCTGAGAAAGATACTATTAGTTATAACTTTCACAGATATTTAACCCGACCCACAAAAAAGCGAGATTCTGATGAATAATGTTTATCTAGACTTTGAGACTTATTATGATACTCAAGTATCTTTATCAAAAATTACTACACTTCAATATGTACATCACCCAGAATTTAAAATCTGGGGCGTAGGTATTAAATTTAATAATGAACCCACAGAATGGTTCGGTGAAGATGAATATTTAGATGCATTACAAGAGATCCCCTGGGAAGACTGTGCTGTAATTTGTCACAATACTTTGTTCGATGCTTACATACTTACACAACACCTTGGTTTATATCCAGCATACTATTACGACACAGCTGCCATGGCCCGTGGTTTGTATCCAAATCAATCTGCTTCTTTAAAAGCAACCGCCGAACGTGTATTTCCTAACGATGAAACTATGCGTAAAGGAGAAGAATTAGTTAATGCAAAAGGTATACGTGATTTAAGCCCAGAGCTAGACGAACAAATAGGAGGATATTGTATACAAGATGTAGATTTAACTTATGCAATCTTTCAACAATTTATACAAACATACCCTCAGGAAGAATTAGATGTAATAGATCTCACCTGTCGTATGTTTGTTGAACCAAAACTTACATTAAACAGTGAACTATTAATAACCCACAAAGAAGAAACAAAACAAAGAACTTTAGATCTTATTGAAAAATCTGGCGTAACAAGAGATGTACTTGCATCTCAAAAAAAGTTTGCTGAACATTTAGAAAGTTTAGATATTACTGTACCGACAAAGAAAAGCCCTAATACAGGACAACAAATCCCTGCTTTTAGTAAAACAGATTCTGCATATATACAAATGCAAAACATGTATCCAGAATACAAACACTTATGGGACGCCAGGGAAGCTGTAAAATCACGACTAGAAGAAACCCGTGCACAAAGATTTTTAGAAAACATTAACCCTGATGGTACATTTCCAGTACCGCTTAGATATTATGCAGCACACACTGGGCGTTTTGGTGGTACAGACAGTCTTAATTTACAAAACTTACCCAGAGGATCTGTCTTACGTAAAGCACTTACAGCTCCTGAAGGTCAACGTTTATTTGTTGCTGATTTATCAAACATCGAAGCACGTATGCTTGCATGGTTATCTAATCAACAAGATTTACTTAACGCATTTGCTGCGGGCCGTGATGTGTACAGCGAATTTGCTTCTCAAATTTATGGTAAACCCGTAACTAAAGCTGACAAACTTGAACGCTATGTTGGTAAGACAGCTATCTTAGGGCTAGGTTATGGTATGGGTCATGAAAAATTTAGGTATACACTTAAAGTAGGTACGCCCTCTGTTGATATTACAGAATCCACGGCCTTGTCTATTGTAAGCCAATACAGAGCTATGTACCCAAACATACCACAGTTATGGAATGCATTTAAATATCATTTATTTACTATGGCTGTAACTAACAAAGACAGTAAAGTTCCTTATGGACCTTTATTTATTAAATCAAAAGCAATTGAGCTGCCAAACGGTATGCATTTGTATTATCCAGGACTTATTTATGAAAATGGTAATCACATGTATAACTCAGGTAAAACCATGGTTAAAACTTATGGAGCTCGACTTGTAGAAAATGTAGTACAAGCGTTAGCCCGTACCGTAATTGTTGAACAGATGTTAGCTGTGCACAAAATGCCTGAAGTGTCTGTCGTATTGCAAGTTCATGATGAAATTATATCTATTGGATCAAATATTAACCCAGACGAGACACTTGCTAAAATTATAGATATAATGAAAACACCCCCTCTGTGGTGTTCAGATTTACCACTTGACGCAGAAGGAGGACATAGTCAACAATATGACAAATGAAAAATTTAGTTTTAACAAGGAAAAAAGGGGATTCAATTATTTTACAAAAAGATGACGAACAGCTATGTAAAGTTACCGTCACTCACGTAGGCCTTAAACAAGTTAAACTTGCTTTTGAAGCAGATTCATCAGTTATCATTGACAGGGAAGAAGTATACAATTTAAAAAATAAAACATAGGAGTTAAACATGGAGCTAGTTTTCCTCAAAGCCAAGCAGAAGCTTGCAAAAAAAATATCAAAACAAGGAGTAACACCTTACCCACTGATTAAAAACTTTACATCAGTACACAAAGTAATTAAAAAAGATCCAGATAAGTTATTAAATGAACTTACAAAAGCGGCCTCAGCTGGTATGTGTTTACACAAAGGACCCCTCAAGCGTGAGTTAAACAACGAACCCCGAGCGTTGATGACTGACCGTGTAGCGTCAACCCATTTACTTGTTCTTGATTTTGATAACATTCAATTACCACTACCAAAAAAATCTGAATTAAATACACAAGACCTAGAAAATTTATCTGAACAACTTGTACAACAGTTACCTCCTGAATTTCACGATGTAACATACATTGCTCAAGCCAGCGCTTCATTAGGGTACAAAAAAGAATCTGTTTCATTACATATCTTTTTTATATTAGAAAATGCTATACACCCTAAAGTATTAAAAGAAGCACTTAAATTATTAAATTATGAAACACAATTTTTAGCAGAGCGTTTAACTTTGTCTGCAAACGGTCAAAGTTTATCTTACAAACTTGATCCAGGCGTAGCTGACAACTCTAAAATTATTTATATTGCACCCCCTACTTTTGTAGATGGTGTAAAAGACCCAATACAAGGTTCACGTTTTGTATTGGTCAACCGTGGTTCGTCAACTTTAGATCTTTCTACTTTATTGTTTTCAGTTAACCCTGAACGCGTACACAACTTAGGTGTACAAATAAAAGATAACTTAAGAAAACAACTTAACTTACCTAAGAAAGCAACTAAAACCAGCACAATTACTATTGCTGGAGAACCACAAGAAGTATTACAAAACCCTGATAAGATGACAATCGAAGTAAGCAGGGTTGCAGAACCTTATGTTAATTGTAATGTTAATGGCGGTGACAGTGCTGGATATTATTTTTTATTAACAAGCCCGCATTACATGTATAACTTTAAAGGTGAACCTATTTGGGAAATACAAAAAGCAGACCCAGACTTTTATAAAAATATCTTTGAAATATTTGCAGACAAAATAGATCAGGATAAAAAGTTAAGACCTATCGCTTTAAGAGATTTTTACACTGACACTTATTACAACGGAATTTATGATGAAACAATTGAACAATTCACAGACGAATACCCCCTTACTCCAACAAATAAGCAATCGATTGAAGATTTTATGCGTTCTCATAGTCGTCCTCCCTTGGATTACATTCCTGACGCTAGGGTTGTATTTGACCCGTCTGTTAATAAAGGTATTCAATTAGAAGAAGCACCTTACTATGTAAATTTATATAGAAAAACTCCTTACATGTTAAACGCATCGGAAGATGCACCTGAATTAGAATATGGGACAGCGCATAAACTTCATAGCTCCGCTCCTTTTACTGCGAAGTTGTTGTCCCATGTTCTTGGCTCAGGTAAAACAGAGTTTGAACACTTTGTTAATTGGCTTGCATATATTTATCAAAACAAAAGAAAGACAATGACAGCCTGGATTTTTACAGGTGTACCAGGTACTGGTAAAGGGTTGTTAGTTCACAAAGTACTTAAGCCCTTGTTTGGTGAACAACAAGTACCAATGCGAGCTTTAGAAAATATAGAAGAACAATTTAATTTGTACATGAGAACAGCCCTCTTTCTTGTAGTTGATGAATTTAGAATGGCAGACTCAGGTTCTGTTGGCAAAATGGCTGATAAATTAAAACATCAAATTACAGAACCTAATCTTACAATTCGTGCAATGCGTACAAACCAAATTGAGCTGCCAAGTTTTTGTAATTTCTTATTTCTAACTAACAGAGGCGACGCAGTAAAAATAGAAGATGGTGATCGTCGTTACAACGTGGGGCCACGTCAGGAAGTAAAGTTAGAAAAAGCTCACCCTGAGTTACTTACAAACATGCCGCAGCTGGAAACTGAACTGTACACCATAGCAGGTATATTAGATAAATTTAAAGTAGACCAACGCATGGCACACACAGCTTTAGAAAACGAAGCTAAAACACAAATGAAAGAAATTTCAATGTCAGTGCTTGAAGAATTTGCATTTGCAATTAGACAACGTAATCTTGAATACTTTATTGATATATTAGAAATACCACTTACAAATACTTTTGACGCGGGTGGTATAAGTACAACTCAACGTTATGTTAAGGACTGGGTTGCACGCGTAGGACAAGACATGTGTATACCCATGTCTCACTTTAAATTAGTTTACGATATTCTTACAGATAGCCGTAATAAACTCTCACAACGAGATTTTACGAAAGCAATGTCTAGACTTAATATAAGTACATCTGTCAAGCGCATACAAAGTAAAACGGTGCGAGGGGTTGTATTAACTTGGAAATTAGCTAATACTATACGAGAAGACATAATAGATAGTCATTTTGAAGAGAATGATTTAAAATTAATTAAAGAGAGTTAATATTATTCAATGAGTGAGCTTGTACAAAACAAGCGTCCAGATCTGATAACTGTAACAGAATTGGACAAACCCAAGGAACTGGGCCTGATACCTGCATGGTCTCATTCGGCTTTAAAAACATACGAAGCCTGTTCTTACAGATCTTACATCGCTAAAGTAAAAAAAGTACAAGAAGATTTTGGACCTGCTGCTGCACGCGGTACAGAAATACATTTACAAGCAGAAGATTATGTAAAAGGAGAACTTGCTGAGTTTCCAGATTCCCTTAAAAAATTTGAACCACAATTTGAAAAGCTCAAAACTCTTTTTGCAGATGCAAAAGTTGAGCTTGAAGGAGAATGGGGTTTTACAATTGATTGGGAACCTTGTGGTTGGATGGCTCCTGAAGTATGGGGTAGAGTTAAACTAGACGCTATCGTACATGAAACAGAAACTTCAGCGCGAGTTATTGATTACAAAACAGGTAAACAATTTGGTAATGAGATAAGCCATTCACAGCAAGCTTTAACTTATGCCATAGGAAGTTTTATGCGTTACCCAGAATTACAAAGCGCTAATACAGAAATATGGTACTTAGATCATGGAACAATAATGGAACAAACATATACAAGAGATGAAGCTATGATGTTTATGCCAACATTACATGAACGCGCAATAGCTATGACTACTGCTACAAAATTTCCACCAAACCCCAGCAATTATAATTGCAAGTGGTGTTCGTATGGTAAGGGTGAATACCCTATTTGCGAATGGGGAATGAAATAAGTATAATAAATACTTAACAACGAACGAATAACAATGAGGAACGAAACATGGAAGATATTCCTGCTTACGAGCATCAAACAAAAACAACCAACTTTATTCTATCTAACCCCCGCTGTCTTATTACATCAGATCCTGGTACTGGTAAAACAAGAGCTGTGCTTGACGCTATTACAAAAATACCGGGCCGCACTCTTGTACTCGCACCTTTATCTATACTTGAAGCAGCTTGGGTTGAAGACATATTAAAGTTTCAACCAACTATTAAATATGGAGTAGCATATGCTAAAAACCGTAAAAAAATATTTTCAGACCCTTCCCACGAAATGGTCATTACTAACTTTGAAGCTGTCAATTTTTTACACAAAAATAAAAATCTCCTTAGCGGCTTTACTAAAATCGTTATTGATGAATTTACCGCTTTTAAAAATCGAGAATCAAAACGCTCAAAAAATCTCAAACAAATTATCAACCAGTTTGATTATAGGATTGCCATGTCTGGTACTCCTAATAGTAATTCTATTCTAGATCTCTGGCACCCTGTATTACTTGTTGATGACGGTAAGCATTTAGGCGAACGCTTTTTTGCTTACCGCAACCAAGTATGCACCCCTAAATTTAATGGCTTTGCTAATGAATGGGTTGACAAGCCAGGCATCGAAGAAGCTATAGCAAAACAACTTAGCGATATTACAATTCGTTACAAACTAGAAGACTGTGTAGATCTTCCACCAAACATCGTACGAACTGTACGTACACACTTATCTCCTCAAGTTCAACAAATGTACAAAACATTCGCAGAAGAGAGTGTTTTGTATACACAAGCAGGTACGATTAATGCTGTACACGCAGGAGCCCGGGTTAAAAAGTTATTACAACTCATCTCAGGCGGTGTGTATGATGAAGAAGGTCAAGTTCAATACATTCATCAAGAACGTTACAATCTAGTCATCGATCTTATTAAAGAACGTAAACATTGTATCGTAGCGTTTAATTGGAAACATGAAAGAGATGCGCTTATAGAACAAGCAGAAAAAGAAAAGCTATCTTATGAAATTATTGATGGTAGCGTTCCTGCTGAAAAACGTATTGGTATTGTACAACGCTTTCAAGCAGGCCAAATACGTGTATTGTTTTGTCATCCACAATCTGCAGGTCATGGACTTACTCTTACAAAAGCTACCACAGCAATTTGGTGTTCTCCTACATACAACGCAGAACATTTTCAACAATTCAATCGACGTATTCATAGAGCAAGTCAAACACAAAAAACTGAAACAATACTTATTGCAGCCCATAAAACCTGGGAAGAAGATGTGTATGCAAAATTAAATGGTAAGCTAGGTAAAATGGAAAACCTTCTTCATATATTAACAGGGCTACAAAATGGAAAAACACAAACTACAACTTAGTATAGAAATTATGGAAACTGTAGAAGAATTAAAAAAACGTCCAGCTGATGTTATTGCAGCAGCTTTAGTATTTGCTGTATCAGAACTTTTAGTTTTACGTGGAGATATAGATCAAGACAATTTAGAAGAATTAGTTTTACAGGCTGGCAAGGAAGCCATTACATTAACAGACGGAGTGTTTCTTGCAACACCCGCAAACAGTACGGAGACTATACATTGAACGACGAAACACGAAACATGGATGACATGTTAAATGATCTCGCGGATACGCGAACCCAATTAGCTAATTTGCTAGAACAAGAAAAAACTCTTAAATCTAGAAAATTAGAATTAGAAACACAAATCGCAACCACACTAAAGAATCAAGGGATTGATCGAGTGGGGAATGATACGTGTACCGTTTCTATTAAAACAGAAACGGTCCCAACGGTAGAAAACTGGGATTTTGTTTACCAGCACATACTCGATACAAAACAGTTCGAGCTGCTGCAAAAACGTATGTCAGCAACTGCTTATAGGGAATTGTTACAACTCGGCATGGATTTGCCAGGCGTAACATCAACGGAGTTGACCCGAATTAATTTCAGGTCAAAGTAATATTAACAATATCAACGAAACAAGGAGTACGTACTATGAGTGATATTGCATTAGTAAGCGATAAGGTACCTGCACACGTGCAGGCTGGTGGTGGTCTTGGTAACGAAAACGTTACTGCAGATCACTTGCAAACCCCTAGGGTTAAACAACTTCAACAGTTATCTAATGAAGTTGACGAAAACCACAGTGAACACATTGAGGGAAGCAAACCAGGTGACTTTATCAACACCATAACAAGAGAAAACTACGGAAAAGAAATTTACGTTATTAACGTAAAATTCACCGAAGAGTTTGTCGCTTGGAAAAAACGAGAAAAAGGTGGGGGCTTAGCAGGTACATACAGTACTGAAAAAGATGCCATTGATTCTCTAACTGCACAAGGATTGAATCCTGATGATTTTGACATCACTCAGACTCAATCTCATCTTTTAATTAAAAAAGATGCAAAAACAGGTGCACTTGATACACCATTTATCTTTGACTGTGCTTCATCGAAGCTAAGAGTCTCAAGAGAATGGAACACGCAAGTCGCCCGTTTAGGTGGAGATAGATTTTCTTCTCTATGGAAGATGTCTTCTTCACAAACCCAAAACCGTGCAGGGCAAAAGTTTTATAACATTGCCGTAGAAAATGTTGGTTGGGTTACTGATGACGATTACGAAAACGCTAAAAAAGTATTTGATAGCGTATCTAAGTAATTATTTTGCTTACATGGTGCGACAGATACTGTCGCGCCGTGTATACTAAGTTTAGGATGTATTTAATGTTAGATTGTAATAAATGTAATAAACCCAAGCATGCCTGCAAATGTTCTACTGCACATAAAGGTTGGTTCTGGGATCATGTAAATAAAACGTTTTATCGATGGCATGATCTACAGCTTCTTATGCGAGAGCGAGAAATAAAGTTTGAAAGAAAAGGACTTCATCAACAAAATCCACAAGAAACTTCCTAAAGAAATTTATAAGTGGAAAATCAATGATCCATATCATGGCGGTGTACCCGACACTTTTTATTCAGGCCCAGCAGGGTTTGCTTTTTTTGAATACAAATATATACAACAACTTCCCAAACGCGGCACGTCAAAAATAAAAGTTGATCTTTCGCCACAACAAAGAATCTGGTTACAAAGACAGTATGACTACAACATGCCTGTGTATTACATTTTAGGGGCCCCGGATCTTTGTATTGTAAGCCAGGACTTCCAAAAAGAATTTTTTACTTTAGACGAGTTTCTCAAGTGTGCCTTGCCAATTGAACAATTTATAGACAAAATAAGCAACATATGTTTACATAATAAGGAGGATTAAATGGAATTTGACCCAGTAAACAAACCTGCACACTATAACCAGGGTGGTATAGAGTGCATAAGTGCAATACAAGCAAGTATGACAGACGATCAATTTGCTGCGTACTGTAAAGGTAATGTAATGAAATATCTTTGGCGGTATGAACAAAAGAACCAAGAACAGGACTTGCGAAAAGCAGAGTGGTATCTACAGCGTCTAATAAAAGTTGTAGAAAAAAACAATGACTGAAGAAACAGGGTTTACTAGATTAACAAAAGCAATTGGTTGTTGTGCAAGTCTTGCAGATTGTCCTTGTGTTGGGGTTTGTTCTGTAACTCAATGGGGTGATGAACGTTGCAAAGGCTGTGGAAGAACCGCAACTGAGTTAAAAGAATGGGGGACTTACTCAAAACTTGAGAAAAAACTCATAAATTTACGAAATGCAGGTGAAAACTACAATATAAGACAACTAAAACAGCGAAACCGCGTTACACGCTCTGAGAAGCCCGCCACTGCATTTTAGCTCTTACGATACTTATTACATTAACTACTTTAAGATATGTTCACCACGGGCATCTGGTGAAGCCATTTTTTTAAAAAGTGCAAAAAATTAACACTTCCAACGTCTTCGTGCTTGTCTTAACCTTGAATTAGGATTTTTTGCTGCTTTTGGGAATTTTTTCATTTGACCAGCAGATCTCGCGCAAAAAGACTTTCTTCTTTTAGCAGCCTTACTGCCTTTTTTAACTTTACCAGTAACTGCAGTTTTAAGTTTTGAACCAGGATTTAATCTACGATAAGCTTTTACTCCCGCAGCAGTCATACCAGCACCAGATTTCGTAGAACGAAAGTTCTTCTTATTTCTTGCAGGCATTTTACCTTTTCTTTTTGCGGGCATTTGTCTTCCTCTTTGCTATAGTTCTAACTCTAGTTGGCTTTCCACCCACGCCTTGGGCTTTGGCTCGTTTACGTTTTACAGCACTCCTTTTCTGCGATGCAGTCATACTTGCAGCTTTCGCTTTAGGTACACACTTTGGGTATCCTTTGCGTTTAGTAGAAGCTTTTTTTCTTCCACAAGGTGCATACCCACCACCTTTTTTCTTTCTGCCTATATCAACCCACTCTTCATTAAACCATTTAGTGAGTCCACCTGTAGGCTTAGCCACTATCTGTAGCCCCCGCCTCTTTGTTTGTAGGTCTTAGTCAACCAGCCTGAAGCGTATGCTGAAGGCCAAACTTTAAATTTACGTTTAGCTTCTGACTTTACTCTAGCATATAAGCTTGGATTAGTAGGAGTTGCCCCCTTTCTTTTACTCGTTTTCTTTTTTACTGGTTTTCTTGGCATTATTTTTTCTTCCTTGGGCGCCCTCTTTTCTTTGGCGCTTGTGGTTTATCGGGTGTTAATCCCCATTTAAAAAGTTTTGCATAACTTTTTTTCATTTTTTTAAAAAACTTTTCAATATATTCCATATAAAAAACTCCTGCCATAATTAATAAGGCTATTATTATAGTATACCAAATGATGTTCACTTTCTCTTCCTGCGGGATGTTTTTGTGCGTTTAAAAGATCTATTAGATTTTTTTGATTCCATTCTAATATTCTTTACTTTAGCATTTAAAGGATTGTTATCTTTATGTGCTACATCTTTACCATCGCCTTTTTTAGCTTTACCTAAGCGCACCATAATACGCCTAGACTTGTTGCGTCCAGCTCTGCGTTTTTTTTGTGTTTCTTTTGAATGGTAGTTATCGTACTCTTTACGATAGTTTCTTTTAGCAGCCACTATTTACCAGTTTTATTCATGGCCTTTTTGTGTGCTTGGCGCATGGTGTCTCCCATGAGCATACGTCTTTTCATAAAAGCCATATGTTTTGCACTGTGGTGTTTGCTGTGTCTTTTTAAAGCAGCTTCTTGTCGTTTAGTAATATTTTTCTTTACAACTTTTTGAGAAGGTTTTTTTCTAGTTCTTGCCATTTTTCTTTTTATCCATGGGTATATTGTCAAAATACTCTGAAACTTCTTCTGGACTCATAAGAGTATATTCATCAGTTGAAGATGCATATTGGGGTGGTTTATGCTCAATCTTAATATTTTTTATTTTACCTAAACTTTCGTTAGACTCTACTTTACCTTCTTTTGGCTGTCTCATTTTTTATTTTGTATGGCTGCAGTAATAATATCACCGCGAGTTACTTTATTTGGGTCTCCATATAAAGAAGCAAGCGTACCTTTTTTTCTTTTCTTTTTGCGAGCTTTTGCTGCTTGCATATATTTTTCATTAGCCATTTGATTTCTCCGATGTTGATATTAAAAAATCAATAATCTTTATCTTATCATTAACCTCTGCTAGTTGTCCTATGAGCTTATCTAGTTCAATACTAAAAGCTGTATGCTCAGGAATACTAGTTGGGTTATTTAATAAAACCTCTAAATCTAAAGTTATTTGTGCACGTTGACCGTGCAGCACTTCCTTTTGTGTGCAAAGCACTCCTAGCTTATCCATACTTACCTACTTCTTTTTCTTTTTGCCGTAAGACATTTTCATTGACTTAGGTTTTTTAGTCATAGATTTCTTTTTACTAGGTTTCTTTTTGCCATAGTTATACATAATTACTCCTTATCTTTTCTCCAAAGATCAAAAAATGGTTTTTCAGATTCTTTTACCCCAGGAATAGTCCCATCATGATCCTTTACTGTTGAATAAGAACAACTGCAAAGATCTTTATATGTATGAGGCTCTTGGTGGTCAAGAGGTTTGTTTATGCCTGTATTCTTCATGGTTTTATCTTACCTTATTGTGGTTTAGTTGGCCATACTACACTATCAATATCTGTTACTGATGAGTTAGTAGCCGGCACGTCTCGTAAAGCTTGTCTGTATGTAGTCCACTCTGCTTTCTTTTCTGTTGTCAAAGGGCTATCAGGGCTTTGTGTCCAATCACATTCTGCTAATAAAAAGTCTCTAGTCCTTCTAACTTTAGGCCAAAAGTCTGGCGTATAACTTACTGCAACCCCAGCAACAATCTTCTGTGTTGCCCTGTCAAAGTCTCCCTCAATAATACTGTCGCCTTCGTTTAATAATATATCATCTACACTATTAACAGAAGTTTGTCCTTGTGTATGAATAATCCCTGTAGCGGTATTATAGATTGAATAGTTTTTCATAATTAAGTTGTATTATCTATGTATACATACATACTTTGATATGTACTGTTATGTACGGACCCCGATACATTAAAATTCATTCGCCAATAAACTGTTTCTTGTGAGCTAGACATACCTGTAAGTGTGCCTTGCCACATAAATGCGTATGTTCTAAATACTCCCGCATCTGCCGCTACTACTGGTGATAAAGACACCCAAGTAGACCCATTAAAACTATATTGAAGGGTGCCATTTCTTACGTCTCCTAAAACAGCACTATATAAAACCTGATACGTTGCACCATTTCTTACATTGTTTACTGTAATAGGTAGGTAAACGGCTTCAACACTATTTATTACATCGCCTGGATAGCTTCCATTATACTGACTAGCACTATTATAAACGGCTAAAGGTACTGTGCCTCCTGTTTGATTAAAAATGTCAGCACTTACATCAGCAAAATGTTTTACATTTAATGTATCAACATTAATTCTTGCAGAATCTATTTGACCTGCAGTAATTTTTGTAGCGTTTAAACTTAATATCTTTGCATTAGTTACGGCTAAATCTTGAATTTTTCCCTCTGTGACAGCTAAATTACCAATCTTTCCGTTTGTTACAGCAAGGTTTGCTATTTTACCTTCTTCTACAGCTAGGTTAGCAATTCTTGCATTTGTTATAGCACCGTCTTGAATACGTGCACTATCAATAAAAACAGTGCCTCCACTTACAATAAAAGGTGCTGTACCAGAGGATCCATTCCAAATAGCAAACTTATCTGCTCTAAACTGCACATACGATTGAGCCCCCGAACCACTACTTGCATTTGAACCAATAACCATACCAGCAGAAGAAACACTTCCGTTAGTTTCGGTAGCAACTTGTAATACGTACATGGCATTAAGATCACCATTTATGTTAGCTGTTGTAGTGTTTAAAGTACTTATAGAACTAGTATTGCCATTAACTGTACTAGTTAAATTAGTAACACTAGTAGCTGTAGCACTTTGGGCGTTTGTAACGGTAACAATATCGGACTGAGCTGTAGCCATAGCGGAAGTCAAAGTGCTCCCAGTGAAACTTGTGGTGCCAAATAAATTAACTAAGGTTGCATCGCGTCCTGCTACCCAAGCATTGTTTGCTACATTTCTTGTATAAATTTGACCATCATCTGTATCAAACCAAATATCGTTTGGTTGTAAAGGATCACCATTAGTTCTAGTGCTAGGTTGACTAGAACTCTTAATAACAGTCGCTGCTGTTGTACTTGTAGCTAATAAATTATACCCAGGTAAATCTGCTAAGGTTTCACTTAACTCGGTCATAACCGCTGCTATATCTTGCAGCGTTGTAGCTTCTGCCCCGTTGGTGTTGTTAAAAGGTCCCTGTACATCAGATGTGCTTACATAGCGCACCCAATAATAATATGTTTCTCCATAACCCACTTCATCGGTATAAATAAAAGCGGTTGTTGTAGCTCTTAGTGTAGCGCCAGCTAAATTATTATCTCTTGAGCGCCATATTTCTGTGTAAGCATGATTACCGTACGGAGCACTAGCACTTGTACCATTCCAATCTAATATAATTTGAGTAAAAATCCCTTCTGCTGTTAAAGATACCGGAGCGGGGGGTATAGATAAATCTCCCGGTCCAGCATCAGGGGGACCAAAATCGGTTGGTCCTAAGCCTGCGTTTGGATCAAAAGGATTATCTTTTAGTTTTATAGCAAGACCACTATCAATTAGTTCTCGTAAAGTTACTGCTCTGTCTATTGGGTCGCCAAGTTGTCCTAACCTTATAGCAAGAGCTTCTTGCATAGCTTTTAAAGAACCCGCAAGTTCTTTGTCTACTTTAGCGGGGATTGGTTTTAGCCCCGGCAGTTTAGTACCAGTGGTAGCCATTAAATAGCCCTTAGTTCATCTATAGACTCACCTATACAAATCTCATTAACTGTTTGTGCTGAGGATACTTCTATAGCAAAAGTACGATGCACACTTGCTGGGAGTCTAACTATTGGTTCATATATAGTAGTAGCACTAAAGCTAGGTGTTGTACCCGTAACTGAATAAACACTACCAGATGTGCTGATGGTAGCGTCGTATATTACAGAGCCATCTCCATAAACTTTAAGTGTTACAGGAAATGCTTCTGCATCTACCTTAGCAAAACCCATGCTAGTGGGTTTAGGGGTTACAAACTCTTTTGATTTCCAAGTAAAAGTATCGTTGGTTGTGCTGCCTTGGAATTTCTTAATGTCATCATCAATAATAATATAAAGTTCATTATCACTCGGATCAGTAAAACCTCCAGGTACTTCACTAGTTTCATTTAACTCCGTAAAGATAGGTTCTCCACCCCTAGTATCAAATATAAATCCACCATAAGCAGAACCGGTATAATAGAAACCAACATACCTACCCTTCCATAAAAAACCTTTTATAGTTGTTGGGTAATAGTTTGATTGCCATTGGTCTGGACTAATAATACCTTCGGTAACAACTCTAACCTCCGTACCCGCTGCAGCAATTAATCCTTCTGGACCAGCATATAAAACATATGCACCCATATCTACTAGGGATTTTTTACTTGAACAAGACTGTGCTGCTTCCATACGATAAGCACTCATAGATTGTGGGTCTGTACCAGAAATTAAATAAGGTCTACCTTCGGTGGTTACAATCAAACCATTACCTGCAGCACCGATAGCAACAATATTGTCTTCTAAAGTAATTCTATATATAACAGGCCAAGCATGCGGTAAAAAAGGTTCTGAAAAACAAATGCGTTTTCCAGTAAAACCAGCAAATACTCCATTGGGTAAAGCAGTTAAACCTTTCATAGGGCCATCAGGGTATAAACTAGTATCTTCGTTTGGTGGGCCAATCCAATAAGTAGAAGGAATAATTTCTTGTAAAGCCGAGTTTTTAGATGTATCGGTAAAGGTTGTGGTGGCTAAAGTAACTTCGCCAACAAACTGAAAAGCGGTTGTATTAGAACCAGTATTAGATCTGTATATACGTTTTTTAAAAAGATTAGTGTTTGTTCGACCGGTGCCCGAGGTACTTGTTTCAAGGCCCGATATTGTTACAGTCCTATTATCATCCGTGGTTATAACAGTTGATGCAGCAGAAGGAGGCCCCTCTTCTCCGTAGGCGCTTACAAATGTATATATGTAAGAAGTACTAAAATCAGTTAATGCACTTGATTCATCATTAAACGAAGCGCCATTTGCAATAGAGCTAGAGGTACCTGATGATGTAGCTGCGCTATTTACTTCGACTGTAAAAGTTGTTGTACTTGGTACACTTACAATTTTATGATCAATATTAATATCTGTAGCAGGTATACCGTTTACCGCACTGAAATTAGCGAGCTTTACATAGTCTCCTACTGAAGCCCCATGTACACTAACAGTGGTCACAGTTAAAACAGATGAACCGTTGATCGTGGTTATCGTAGCTTCAATCTGGGTCGGCGCTTCAAGGGCGACGGTCGGTGCTGCTGTAGGTGCGGGTATACCCAATCTGTAAAAATTACTAGGGAAAGGTTCAGACCCAACAATAACATCACTTCTACCCATACGTGGGTAAGACTGTCCTG